CCCGCGCGAAAAGTAAACCATGCAAAGAGGGTAGTCCATTATCAAACTGCAATGACTATATGTTTTCCGGTCATACTACATTCAACATCGTAACTTCATACTTTTTGAATAATGGAATGTTCCCAGTGTACCCCATCTTATCATCACTTGTTACCGTATCGACAAGGGCACATTACAGTGTAGATGTCGTTATAGCGTGGATTATATTTTTTGCACTTAAGTTAAAGATGAAAGTTTAGAATCCCAACCTAAATAATGGAACTCGCATTGTATGAATTCGAGAATGCGTATCCACGTATTCTCTCTTATCTGGACGTTGAAACTGAAGATCCAGCTATTAAATACTGTATGGAGCAAACGAAGCATCATCTGAAGGCCGCCCACGAACTTTTGGAAGGAGCCTTGTTAAACCCGCAGACACATTATGATGATGCGCATGCATTTTATCAAACGCTTTGGAAAGTTCTCCCTCTAATGGTTCTACTTCAATCTTCCGAGTCTCCACCTCCCGACCCGGTTGAAGAGGGAAGTTTACCAGATACGCAGTCTTCAGATCAGTCAGATCAAGATACTTTTGAGCCTGTAACTCCATCCCGTCGGTCAGAGTCTTAATAGCTTTTAATTCTAGAACGATACAATTCTTAATAATAATGTCAGCTCGTAACTGTCCCACCACATGCCCCCTAAACCTCACAAGAATGTGACGTTCAGATTCATAAGGGATTTCCTTTTCCCTTAATATAACCTCAACCGCGTTGTGGTATACTCTCTCACTGTAACCCGGACCCAGTTCAGAATATACCTCCTTCATCATCCCCTCTATGTCAATGTCATTTACCATATACAAAAAAATGTATTATTTTCTCTATATATGTTAAGATGGCTCAGTCAAGTGCTTTTTTGAGAAATATAACAAGACAAAATCGAGAGTTGGAACAGATTGTAGCCACTATAACTAATATGAACGCATTCACTAGAAATGTTCGAAATGAAGCTGCGAGAAAAATACAAAAAGCTTGGAAAGTTGGGCGAAGGAGAGAAGTTAGACAATTGATGAGAAATATGCAAGCGGGACATGTCAATAATCTTACAAATGAATTCAAGAGACTTGATTTAATAAACAAAAACAATCAAGGAAATGTTATTATGACTAACGCGGCACCTATGCTCTCCAAGAAACGTAAAGTCGGTAACAGTAACGAAGAGCAAACTACGAAAACACGAGCCCGTGAAGTAAACCTACCAAACCGTACAATTGGTCGAGGTATGAGTTGTTCTCACGCAGGTGTGACTCGTTATATGAAGAAAGCAAAAAAGAGATTTGATGAACTTGGATACGTGTCCGCCTATTTGGATTATGATACCCAAACGAATCAATATGGTATTACCAAAAATATTGATACCATCGTTAAACGTAAAGGCCAGGTTTATAATTCGGGTTCACGAATAAACTCGAGTCCCCAAGTTTACTTTTTCATGATCGGTATACGAGGTGAAACGTCTACGGGTCATGCAGTGAGTGTGTTAGTTGATGCTCGCGTTGCAAAAAATAAGCGAATTTGGGTTTTTGATCCACATGGTGTTGATTCCAGAAAATCACTTTGGGGTATAACGATGCGTAAAAAGGTTGTACCGATTATTAGGAAATTGTTTAAAATACCTGGTCGCAAAGTGAAGTACTACAATGGACGCGATCTTCAATCAAATAACACGCGTGGTGTATGTACCACATTTTATGTTACATTCATGGATATGGTACCGTATTTACTGAATGGTCGTGCAAACATTAATCAAATAAATCACCTCGCCCGAATAAACAGTACACCGGTACGAGAATATTTTATTAATTTCGCACCAGAAAATAGCGGGAGAATTGTAGTTAAAAACAGGACTGGATAAAGTCTCAGTGTATAGTAGGAAGTACCAATGAAAGTAGGAGTCGTGCGTCCAAATATGATGTTAAGAAGACAACGAATGAAATTGTCTCATGAAGTAGTGCACAATTTGAAAGAGATAAGTAAGGTATCTTCTGTCAAGCGGTGGGAATATGCAGGTGGTATCGAATACGATAATCTTAAATTTAGTACACCAACACGGATTACATCAAAAAAACGAAATAGAGTCGAAACTCGTGAAATTGAACAGGTGTGGTATTCTAAAATATCATATCATACACATCCAGGGATTGGGTATCATGAGGGGTGTATATATGAAAATACACCAATATATACAACCCTCCCTAGTAATGCAGATTTTGAAGCGTATATCAAGGGGTTTCCCAAAATGCAAGTCAATATAATTTGTGATTCACATGGATATTATATTATTGACGTCTTAAAATCAGTCTATAAGAGAGCATCACCCTTACCTGAATCTGTTCATGAATATATGAGAAAGCTACGTAGTAGACCATTCATGCGCATAGGTGCATTTTCAGAGGATGGTGTTGAATATTTCCATACAACTCTACAAAACTGGAAAAGATATATGAATGAAGAAGTTAACCCAGAAATGATAGATCTATTCGGAATATCGATTCAGTATTATGGGTACGACGATGATCCACCAAATATCACTATCTATCGGGATATAGACGTAGTATAGAATCCTCTAATTCATCAACCTCGTACCAAGCCCAATGACACTCCGATGAATCCTTATCGATTTCACACATATCCTGTGCTTCTTTTATCGCTTCAGTGAAACGTAAACGAAGTCTCAGATTCTCCTTGATTGGCCTAACCTCCGCGATACTTGGTCGTTGATACATAGCTTCGAGAACATTCTTACGTGTCTTCGCTATCTTTATCTTATAAAGACTATTTTCGGAGAAGGTTGCAATACATCTCATCTACTTTATTAAGGTATTAAATTTTTAAGTACTACCTACGCTTCCGTGACATGTAAAATACCAAAATTATAATTATAATTAGAGGTATTATATACATGTCATCTCCACTAGTTATATAGTCTAAAATTATATTCGGATTACTCAATAAATATAAAATATTATATCTATTATACGTCTGAGTTATAGACATATTAAGCCCGTGTCCTTGTGTAGCATGCCAATACCATGGTGGGATTGTAATACTATCACCGGGTTCGAGTGTTGCTTTATATATTTTCATTTTGCTGTGGTCCATTTTAAAGAAATCATCTACAGCAAAATTACACTTATTGAAGTCTGTCACAATATTATTTTTACGTACATTTGGGTTATCGTAATTACTGAAAATATAAATAGTTTTACTTCCAAATAATTGATTCAAAATGAAATCAGAACCAACATGTAAATGTAATCCACTAGTATGATTTTTTCCTAAATATAATAGTAATTCTTGAACCCCCCTTGAAGGTGTATTGGGATTTTTCAAATTGGATAATAATTTTTCTTTTCGATCTTTTTGAAAATTTGCCCCAATTAAATCCACTTCCGCACAATATAAGTATGGTCGTTTATCTTTCTTCCAGTGATTTGTTAAATATGCAATATCACATCTACCTGTGTGTGATGCAAATTTCCCGGTTTCAGGTGTTCTGTAAACTTCAACAGGTAATCTTTCATTTCCAAATAAATTCCGTGTTTTCTCAAAACCTAGTTTTAATGCATTAGGTTTATATAATCCACGTATTACGACAGGTTTGTAAAATTCTTTTGTAATTATCTGTTCTTTTTCTTGTGGTGTCATCTGATCGTACACATATGTTGGTAAATCTAAGTATGATGTCATCTATAGTAAGGATACTATTAAAGTTTTGAACTATAAACACGTATATGAGATGTAAGCGTCGGTTGAAAATTCGTTTTCCGTTCAAAATCCGACCACGTATATATTTGGTCTTAAAAATCAAAGAGGAAATTGTAAAAAAGCAAAAACGTCGTGATCGTCGGAGGCGAAGAATGAAAACAAAATTAAAGAAGAAAACTGTGAAACGTACATATGAATATTACATCCTTGTTTAATGTTTTTAGTCGTAAAGTCGTCAAAAAAAGTATAGTCCGTGTACCAAGTGTGAAATTATGGCATCGTGGATACAATCTAAGATATCTTCAGAAGTCATGGACTCGTGGAAATAATCTTAGAAGTTTAAAGAATTAGAATCAAAAATATATATCTATGTTATATTGTGTAACTAAAAGAATATTGTCGCAAATAGACGACTCTTTACCCGTATTCAGTTTGGATAACTACCGTGGTTATGCTAGAATAACTAGTGTATACGATGGAGACACTTTCAAGGCTTGTGTCATTCTTCATGGTAAAGTGTTAAAATTCACATTCCGAACACTTGGATACGACTCCCCGGAAATGAGACCGTATCTTTCTATTGCTGGACGCGAAAATCATATCCAGAAAGCGGTGGCTGCACGCGAATTGTTTAAACATGAAGTTGGGTTCCTTCATTCTACACCACATCAATGGTGGAATCCATTGATATGTAATACTAAGGTGAAGGGGTGGGTATGGATTGAGTGTAAAAAGAATGATAAATATGGTCGAACCCTAGTTACCGTGTATAGAAAAAGAAACGATACTAAATCCGTAAATGATAAAATGATTGATTCAGGTCTCGTAAATATTTACGATGGTGGAACAAAGAAGGAATTCAAATAGTGTATGGGTACTTCCTTACCCATAGATTACATATCCATTTATCACCAGACTTTACAGGTTTCCCTCCATGTAAAGCTTTGGATGTCAATAAGTTATAATTATCAAGGGTGTCAAAAAATAATGCATCACCAGCTTTGAGTTTGTAAGATTTGTTTAGTTTTGGGAATACAGTTTCACCACCTTCGTATCCATCGTTTAGTGCTAGAATAAATGTATACATTCTCATATTTTCATCACCTTTGAATGCATCTTGATGGGGTTTGTAATGACCCCCAGGTTTATATCTGACAACTTGAAGTTTCTCACAATTACGAATTGGTCGATCGGTGTACTTTAGACACCGTTTCATAATACCACGAACAATCTCATCCTCTCTCCCTATCCAAGCAGTTTCACTTTTACGAATTTTTTCATCAACTGTTTTACTAGTAGATATAGTAGATGTCTCGAGTTTACTACTAGCTTTGTTTATGATGTGACGTCTCTCGGACTCTGATATAAAGTTTTCTATCACCGTTGGATTGGGATACCGTGGTAACAAGTATAAAACAAGTAAAATCAATATAAATAAATTTAACTTACCCTTCATCTATTCTTTACAAATAAAAATTTCTGGGGGTAACACATTTATATCTTTCTCGAATTGTTGCAAATACTTCATTTCCATAGTTAAATAATTTTCTTAAGATGTCTATGAATTCTGTTTCACGGTCTGGTTCAAGAATGAACTGTCTAAGAATATCACCACCGGAATGTGTCAACATTTCGAATATATTTGACAAATCTCTCGCTTTATCTTTGTATTTTTCCTGTCGCTGTAGAAATACTTTGAATTCCCTTTCCTTGAATTCATTCAACATATAAGCGACACGCTCACTCAAGTTGTTAACAGGTTCCACGTCCATAAACATATGTTCCCTGTCTGCATAATATATACCGGTTGCCAAGTTTAATATATCATTGGAAGCTTGAACTTCCCTAAGTTCACGGTAGGTTGGTATACCCCCACACGGTATATCACCATGTTCTCGACTTACACCACCCTTCTTCTTAAATTCTATAAAATGGGGGTTATGGATACGCCCAGTGACAATTTCACCTGAACGCCAATCGAAAGCTGTATGACAGTTAATACACCACATCTGAGAACAACCACTTGTTTTGTGTATAACAGTTCCACACTTTGGACATGATTTACTATCTTTGTTTAATAACTTCATTGTCTTTACAACTTGTGGATCACATACATGCCCCTCTTTTAACAGTTCATTACAATCCTTACAAAAGTTATTTTGACATAGACCACAAAAATATTCTTCATTTAAGAATCCTTTACATTCCTCTTGAGGACATTTACGTATGAATTTCGTTGGTTCATCGACATATAATTCACCCATATTCCTTAATCGTTCCAGTTGAATATATATAGTTTCTAAATTATGATGAAATGCCAATACTTCTGGGAAATTGCTTATATTTTGACTAGTAATAGGAAAAGATAATTCATATTTATGATATGCATCTAGTAACGCAATGCGTAAAGTTCTAGCTTCCCTTCGAAGTTTTCGTATAGCAAGTATTCTTTCCACTTCTTTCTGACTCTGTGGCATAAGAGCTTTTTCACGTTCAAATAAAACATTTTCCCGGTGTCTCTTTAGTTCTGTATTTCGAAAATATTTCGTACAAAATGAATCAATAAATTCGCGATTCCATAAAGTCTTACACCCCATGCAATGGGGATCTTCGAATGTTGAAAGAATATATCTTTGAGAACATGAGCGACAACAGGTTAAATCACAAAAAGGACATTCAACTTTTTTATGATTTATTTTATTTAGTTTTTCGCAACATACATCACAATCATTCATTAACTTAAAGGCATATTATTTCTTTAAATTACAAATTACTGACAGTAATACTTTTAGCACTGACACACCACAAATTGATCCAACACTTCCCGCATATTCTCGCGACCATATATCGTTTTCGCAAAAAATAACGTCAGTTCCGCCTCTTTGTATGACATGTATGAATGCCCATGCTTCTCATATAACTCCGTAACGTTATCAAGGTTGTCATCACACCAGTCCTCCACCTCCTTCTCTGTCATGTTCACATGGAGACCCTTTTCGATGAAATCGGCAACCTCGTCGCTGAGAGGCATGTCGGTAATCACGGTACAGTCGTCGTCAATGTGAAGCATTTTAAGATATTTTCTTAAAACTTACTTTTTACTTAGGTTCCTTAATCGTCTAGCTTCCGCGTTTACTTTCGCAGGGCTAAATCCGGGGTTGTTTTTCTTTACTTTCTTCTTCAGGTTTTTTAATACAGCCTTGTTGTCGACCCGACGTTCCGAGCGTGGGCGAGTATTCACTTTCTTCAAGGCTTCATCTCTACGAACAGCTCCTTCGATTCTCCCACGAAGTTTTGTGACGTTTGTTCTATTTTTCATACGATCGATATTTCTACCAAAGTTTGTACTTGTGTTCTTTGCCAATTCTCGGAGTTCAACCTTTTTAGCATTTATAAAATTCTCACGGGAGCCATATTTCATCTTCTTCTTGGGTTCATTCGAATTTGCATTCGCGTTTGAGTTGTAGTTAGATACTACAGAGTTCGTGTTATTGTTATTGTTACTGTCACTGTTATTGTTCTTCTTATTCTTCACCTGAATTTCTATAAGCTTACGTCTGGCATCAACGTCATTTTTGAATTGTACCACCTTTCTTCGGTGATTCATTTTCTCAACTTTGGTTAATCCCATTTTAGTGTATTTGTTTTCAATATTTTTACGAAGTGAAGTCTTTTCATTCAACTTATTCCCAATACCTTTTAAATTTTCACTTGTCTCCGCTGCTCTCAATTCTTGAGCCCAAACACCTATTCTACCTTTTGTTAAACCCTTCCTTTCTTGGAATACACCGTTATTGTTGGGTATTAAGTTAAGTTCTTTTGTAATTTTGTTTTTAAGAGTGTTCCGTTCCGAGTTGAAATTCTTGATGATGTTACGTACATTATTCTCTTGGCGCCCAACCTCTTCGGGGATATCATTTGTAACTTTTGAATTGGTGAGAGATTCGGCTGAAATTTCACCATTGTTAACCTTAAACGCATTATTTGACGCATTCTTAAAGTTGTTCGTATTGTTAGAGTTAAATGTGGGGTTATTTACCATTGTCGGGTTCTTCTTGTTATTGTTCTTATTTTCATTTTTGTTATTGTTTGAGTTAGAAAGATTGTTGTAAATGGGTTCAGCCGCGCGTCCACCTCGACGTATTCCAGTTTTAACTTGTTTCTTAACATCGGTACTAATTTCGTTGTAAATTTTATCAGCTAGAAACTTGATATCAGCATTTAGATTTACATTGTTGTTGGACTTAACGTTGTTGTTGGACTTTACATTGTTGTTGGACTTAACGTTGTTGTTGGTAGTTAATTTGTTTCCGACTTCTTGGACGACATCTTTGTTAATTTCTTTCATGAGTTGGTTAGCTAGGGAGTTAACATTACTCAGCTTTGAAATCTTCGATTTTCGCTTATTATGAACATTCATGAACAACTTAAAAGAGGCCTCATCTCCCCCCTTGTTTGGGTGAAGCTTCAGACTACCCTTAAGAAAGACCTTTCTAAGATCTGTGAGTGTATTAGCTTTATTGATACTATTGAATAAGTTTTTGGTTTCCGTATTCATGTTCTTAGTGTTCACGTTTACGTTATTCTTATTAGATGCCACTACTATACCCAGATTAGGTTTATTAATAGAGTTGGTAATATCTTGTTTCATTAATTGATTCATGATACCGTTAGTAACATGATTTACAACGTTTCTATTAGTTGTATTGGTTCGCAGTTCCTTCACGACATCTTTGTTAATTTCGGTAAGAAGTTTATTGGCTACGATTGCGACATCGCGATTGGGGCCATTTTTAGTGTTGACCTTGTTAGCACCATTGTTGGTACCAGTTCCAGCGTTGACCTTGTTAGGACCCATAAGCGCATTTACCAACTTGTTACCACTCCCGGTGTTGACCTTGTTAGGACCATTGTTGGTACCAGTTCCAGTGTTGACCTTGTTAGGACCCATAAGCGCATTTACCAACTTGTTACCACTCCCGGTGTTGACCTTGTTAGCACCATTGTTGGTACCAGTTCCAGTGTTGACCTTGTTAGCACCATTGTTGGTACCAGTTCCAGCGTTGACCTTGTTAGCACCATTGTTGGTACCAGTTCCAGTGTTGACCTTGTTAGCACCATTGTTGGTACCAGTTCCAGCGTTGACCTTGTTAGCACCAGTTCCAGCGTTGACCTTGTTAGCACCGTTAGCCGTTTTGGCATTCTTTTTCTTAAACATCCAATTAAACATACCGGGCTTCTTATTTGCGGCACTCGCCGCTACTGCAGTCGCTGCCCCCGCAGCCACGGCACCCCCCACTACATTCTTCTTGACACCACCACTGAAAGGTGACGCAGCTGGAGCTGATGCACCCTTATTCAGGAAACTGGCATTCTTCTTGATCCCCCCACTGAAAGGAGCTGCAGCCGGAGCTGATGCACCCTTATTAAGGAAACTGGCATTCTTTTTTACACTGCCACTGAAAGGAGCTGCAGCCGGAGCTGGAGCAGAATTTTGGGGCTGAGTTAAAAATGCGGGTGTCTTTTTAGCAAACATGTTACCAGTGGGAACGGTTGGTGCCTGCTGAGTGTTATTTGATTTGTTATTGGATAAAAATTTAGGTTTAAAAGACAGCTTATTTGGAAAACTTATCGATCCCGATTTATTGTTAGATCCATTTTTAAAGGTTAATCCAGGCTTATTACCTGAAAGGTTGTTGGAACCACGGTTATTATTATTGGAACCACCAAAGTTGTTATTGGAACCACGGTTATTATTGTTGGAACCACCAAAGTTGTTATTGGAACCACCATTCTTTGCATTTGAACCAAAGTTATTGAAATTTGATCCTCTATTTTCCGTGTTATTATAAGCGGAATTGTTATTGAAACCATTTTTAGAATTTCCATTGTTATTAACTGCTGTGTTGTTCACTGCTGTGTTGTTACCCACTGCTGTGTTGTTCACTGCTGTATTGTTGATGGAATTCCTGGCACTTTTTACTATAAGACGCTTCGATACGATCTTCACGGGTTCGCGAATTTTCAAATACCTGAGGCGTTTTCCGATAGCATCGACTAATTGTTTTTTAGTCTTTTGTTCTACCTGGGAGGTGAGACCAACCTTACGCGCGATTCGTTTGAGATCGTTACGCTTAGTGGCAGAATCAAAAAGAAGCTCATAATCGAGGGGTTTCAATGGAGAGATTCGGTCGAGTAAGTATGTCCTGTCGGAGCTCATAACAAGGGGTGGAAAAGGTAATTTCCCCCCATGTATGTTATCATATGCGTCACACATCTCTTTCCTTGTGAGTTTAATGTCTTCCCCAGTTTGCATTTTAATCATTTTTCTGAGGGATTCGATGTCAGCGTCTGGATCACACGCTTCCGTCATTTATATTAAACTAACAAAAAAAGTATTATTGAGATAAGTATCCTATATTGTATAATTTCACTTTTTCTTCATATGTCATACTAAAATTGAATACATTCGTATCCTTCACGTTAATATCTATAACTTCTACTGGTATGTTATAGTCTATTCGGTTCTTGAGTGAAGAACTAACTAACGACTGTACGAATTGTATTGGACTTTCAATATCTTCCTGATATATACGATCCATCTTGATTTTTATACATGCAACTTCATGTGGTTTTTTATCTAAAAAGGGGTTAATGGGGTATTGTTCCTGTGTACCCCCATCAACGTATGTTCTACCATTATATTTACCACATGCGAATATAAGAGGAACGGCCATACTCATACACACTGCATCAATCACCTTCATTTCTGGATGGGTGTCTTTAGAGAAGTATTCTGTTTCATTTGTGTTTAAACAAAATGCTGAAATATGAATTTTCATCTCTAGTTCTTTAAAGGTTGGGTCACACCCACATATTTCGACTAGTTTCTTACGAATGGGTGTCATCGATACAAAACCAAATTTGGTAAAGAATGAACCTATACGTATCTTAACGAAATTAGGGATATTTACTTTTAAACACACATCTAAAATTTCGTCGACGGACATACCTAAAGCTAAAAATAAAGCTAAAATAGATCCCGCTGAGGAACCTGAAATCTCCTTCACATCAGCTAATTGTGATTCCCGAGCTTTCAGGGACCCTATGAGTGAAAATATAGCCATGGATGCTGGACCCAAGACGAGATACTTCATCTTCTTACTTAGTAGAATTGAGGAAATTGGCGACGTAAAAGCGCGAAGACTACAGCAAACACTACTGCATGAATCATTACTGATTCTATACCAGTCTCGCCAGACATGTAGAGACCCTTCGAACCTGGTGGGATACTCAAGAGAAGACCTGGGCTTAGAAGAAGGAATAGGGAGGTGGTTACGAGGAGATCCGTCTGTGTGAGAACCAAACCCATAGCTTTGGCGATCATGCTGTACGCGAGAAAGAATACGAGAGCATGGAAGAATACCGACGTTTGATCCATTTTTTTGTCCATAAATGCAATTTTTGTGCCATCGGTGGTAAGCAGAATACCGGGGCTCAGTGCGAGAAAAAGCGCCGCTGGGACGGCGACCTTCTGTGTAGTAATATCAGGTAGCATTTAGTATATACTCATATAATTTTTAGAAAAGTTCACAAAGTCGTGGAAAGTGGCACCGTGCATCATTTCTTCGTGGAGGTGGTTATTATCAATAACCCGTCTGATACCGGTCCAAATGTGGGCGAGGCGTTGTTCGTACCACATCGTCTGTTCTTCATATTCCCAAGTTACACGTTCCTGGTCACTGTCGTGTTGCCAATAACAAAATTCAACAAAGTCACAAAATTCCCCTGTGTGTTCAATTTGTGCGTCATACAACAGAGCTTCTATTGTATTCCACATCATATGCAATTCATCTGAGTATTCGACTTCCCAGTCTTCGATATTCAGAGGAGTGTGTTCGTTATTTTCTTCATCATCACTGATGTATGCGTCAAACCCGATAGTTGCTTCGTCGACATATTGACTCCAAACCATCGTGCTTTACTTATCTTCTTTCACAGGCTTATCTTTTATACCAGTTAATGAAAGTGAGGTCGATTCCTTAACTTTAAGATTATCCTGAATGGCATTTAGGGCTCCTTCCACTTTTACTTCGTCACCGCTGAAAAATTTACTAAGACCCACCTTTACAGCGTCTTTGTTAATTCCAGCTTTGCGTACACTTTTACGTATACTGATTTTACCTTTTCTGAGGTTAATGGTATCAATACCCTGGGAAACCATATGCTTCTTAACATTCTCTTTCAAACGTTTCTCTTCCTGGTTAAGGACTTTGATATCAGATTTTGCTTCAGCAAGTTGTTTAGTAAGTTCTACGAGCTTAGATACAGTTTCAGTTAGGTCATTCGATACGGAAGCCATTTATAATTATAGTTTTTTAATCTTTAAGCACACAACCCACGTTGCATGGTGTCGGGCGCGATGGTGGAGTTGTTCCATACAAAGGGCGCCTTGGGGTTAGGTGGGTCAGCGCGGATCTGCTGATTGGCGTTGCGGAGAGCACCACCGACGGTCTCGGGGTAGCCAACCTGGGCGCGGGGCTCGAGGAAGTTTTGGCCCTTGAGTACATCTTCTGGGGCAAACTGACCGAAATCTTCCTTCGAGGCAACCTCACGGGGGAGCAGGGACGAGGCGAGGCCGGTACCCTTCTGCATACCAGCGCCAGCAGTGGCAGTGGATGGCCCAGTGGTGGCGGTCGAACCGAACACACTGTATTCCTTCTCGGAGATGGAGTAGTTAGAATTTTTATTCATGACACACAAAAGGTAAATCACCACGGCGATGGCGGCGATCATCATGATTTGCTGGGTGCGACCCTTCATCATCGTTTATATACTGTTAACAAATTTTTTTTATTCGGTGAGAATGTCGATCCGTTCTTTGATCGTCTTCTGAGGTTCGGTCGATTCCGAAACCTTGGGTTCGGGTTCGACCTCTGGTTCGGGTTCGATCTCTGGCTCTGGTTCATCCATGAAAGCGTATTCTTCTGGGTAAAGATTCTTTACTGGTACTTCCTTGACTGGTTCATCATGGAGTCGAATCTGAACGACATTCCAGTAACCACCGAAAGCCTTTTTGGCGAACCACAACCCAGCAAACTCGACGAGAACATCACACATTCTATCAGGTTGAACGTTATCAAATTCGATTGGTTCCTTGTTGGTATTAAATACACGAACCGGGGGGTCGGTGAGAACATCAACGGTCATCTGACCGTTAGTCAGTACACCACTGTGAGCTCCATTAATAACCCTTTCCGAAAGTTGCTTACCAAACCATTCAACACAGTTCTCATGTGCAGCACTCAAGTTCATAGACTCGACATCGTTGATTTTCTTGGTATTAGATTCAGTATTCATATCAAAAATCATTTCTCCTGACATTTCGGATACAGTAACACCATTCAATTGGACGAGACATTTACACTTTTCGTCACTGGAAGCCTGAACAAAGTAGAGTCCATCGTCACCTTTGGATGGGGTGTTGTAAAACATTATGATATATTTATGATTTACTTCTTTAAACCAATAAAAGGTATAGCAGCGGCATTGTTTAAAAGATCTTTAGACACCCAATCATTCCGACCAGCCTTATATCCATACAGAGTTTTGGATATATTCAACTTCTTAGGTAATGGTTTCGCCTGGGTTGGTCTAAGTGAAAACTCGTTTTTCACGTATGCGTTATTATTCGCATTCTTCCACTTCAAAGTTTTCAAATTGAAACGTTTATTTCCATGTGATTTTTCAAAACCATTCGCGTTCATTGTATTTGTGACTGGTTTCAGACCATGAACGATTTGTTTCGATAAACGCTCTTTAGAAGGTTCAGTGGTGAATTTGCTATGGTTCCGGGGGTTTACCTTTTTAGCTTTCTTAATGTTAACATTTCTATGTTTCACCACAGGGTTTCTTTTCAATCCAGTCAATTTAGGGCGAACCTTCTTGAATACAGTATCCATGGAATCTGATGCAACGACTCTCTTATCAAAGAGTTGACCGAGTTTTATAAGACGAAGTCGGTCTCTGATCTTCTTATCTGGTCTAAGTTTCAGTTTTTGCATAAGATAAATATCTTCAAATAAAAATTCCTTACTCGCGATGTATATCTTTTGATTGTTTATCATCTTTCCTGTCTGTGGATTTCTATAAATGATACCTTTGCGCTTAGTTTGTGACACTTCATATCCAAATTCATTTGGTCTCATAAAAGGTATATCTAGGATACCACCTAAAGTGGTATTCTGAATTCGTGCACTCTTTGGGGAAAAGAAACGAATATTCAGATCTAGGGCAAATAACTCGACATCGATGAAAACATCTCCTTTCGCGGGTTTATTTGTAGAACCACCTTTCTTCTTCTTAATTAAAGTGTACCGTCTGGTTACATACGGTCCACTTTTATTGAAACCAATACCAATAAATTTAAACAACTTACTATGTTGACTCTGGAATGATAAAATGCGTTTCTTAATTCGTAAGTTCAACTTTTGTGATAGTTTACCTAAACTGTCCCATAACAATAATTTGAGTGCTTGAAGTTTACCAAAATATTTCGCATTTGTTTTCATAAAAGGAACAAATTTCGCATCAATATCTGTTGTTATAATACGATCAGCGTAATCGACGTATAAATTGAAAGCTTCACCACCACTTACAATGAGATCACCAGAGGACTTAAACATTTCAGTAAGTTCTCCGATAGTGTCAAGTATTATATCGCGAATAGAATCTGTTACTACGACATACACCATTTTTTCCAGGTCCTTATCTGGGAATTTGTCATGTAGCCGTTGTCTGAATTTTCCTAAATCCCTTTGTTCATTCCTGTCGAAATATTTTTTCAATTTTGCATCTTTAAAAAATAAATTTTCATTCATAAACGATTGAATCCGAACTTTCGAGTAACTTTTTTCATCCATTATTATATCGTGATATAATAATATGGTCTGCAATGTTATTGAGGAATGTAGGTGTTACGCCTACGATGATGTAAAAAATCCAAAGAGAGAACAATTTTGTGGTGTGAGAAAAGGACCTCATGTAATCCCGTGTCCCAAAGACTGTTGTGCTGGTGGGTGCCCTGGTAAGTTCCCCAGAGAACCATTCAGGATCGTAAAGCGCCCGATACTCACCAAACCCATTAGACAGATAGAGCATTTGGATATAAAGATTCTTATGTTTTTAACGGTAGTTTTAGCTGGTATTTTCATGTTGCTATTATGACTTAAAGATAGGATCCCTAAATAAGATATAATGTCTCTTGAAACTATTGAAACCGAACTTGCTGCTCTCCGCTCCGACATTAAGTCTCTTGTCAAACTTGTTCGCAAGGTTAAGAGCATCCAGGAGGATCCCGATGGTGAAAAGGCCAAGGCCCGCGCCGCCAACAACGGCTTCAACCGCAAACAGGAAATCACACCTAAGTTGCGGGAATTCCTTACACTTCCCGAAGGTGATCTTATCTCTCGCTCGGAGGTAACCAAGGTCGTTAACAAGTATATCATCGAGAAGGGTCTCAAGCACCCCGAGAACGGTCGTCAAATCATCCTAGACGATAAGCTCCGCGATCTACTCGCCCCTCCAGCTGATGTTGTGGTAACATACCTTAACCTCCAGAAGTACCTGTCTCCTCATTACATTAAGAAGGATCCCGTAAAGGCTTAAAAAAATAAAACATAACATTAACAACATGGTAGTAACCTTTGTTACTAAACCTCAAATCGAACAACTTGTTGGTACAAAGATCAAAAACCTTGATTTGTACCAAAAGGCATTTACGCATAAATCAGCTATAAAAGAATACGAAAAATTAAACGAATCATTTGAGACTCTCGAGTTTATTGGCGACTCTGTATTAGGGTTTGTAATCACTAAATTCTTATTCGATCAATATGAAAGTCGTCAAGAGGGTTTCCTCACGAAGGCTCGTACAAAATTGGTCCGTGGTGAAACCCTCGCACAAATAGCAAAAATACTTGGTCTTGAGAATTTAGTGGTTATGGATGAAAAGGGGATGCGTAACGGTTGGAACAATAATCCGAAAATACTTGAAGATGTTTTTGAAGCTCTAATTGGGGCAATTTATATGGATTTGGGTCTTCTTCACGCTAAAGAGTTTGTGCTTAGGATTTACAATGACCCTAAATATATTGATCTGAATCTAATTATGATTGACGACAATTTTAAGGATCATCTAATGCGATATTGTCAAGTAAACAATTGGCAACTCCCCGAATATAGAGTTGTTGCGCATCATGAAGGAATATTCTACATTGATATCTACGTTAATAATAGATTTATGAGTAGAGGAGCAGCAAAAAGTAAGAAACAAGCTGAACAAAATGCAGCTAAGTTATTCTTCGAACAGCTTAAAAGTTATACAATTACTTAATTTAGTATGCACCCAAATGTGAAAGCTGCGTTAGAGAGGGAATATGCCGCACAGAAATCTGAAGAGTGGCTTGCTCTCCGAGGTAAGATGTTGACTGCAAGTGATGCAGCTACAGCTATCGGTGTAAACAAATATGAAACACCCGATGGACTTCTACTAAAAAAATGCGGTCTTGGTGAGAAGTTTACTGGGAATGCAGCTACACGACACGGTGAGAAGTATGAAGATGAAGCACGAATTTTATATGAGGAGCGACACGGAGAGGTCGTACACGAACTTGGTCTATGTCCTCACCCGGTACACTCATGGCTTGGTGGAAGCCCTGATGGTGTATCTGAATCTGGTAAACTCGTTGAGATTAAATGCCCTCCAATGCGACAGATTGTACCCGGTGAGGTGCCTATCCATTACATGCCCCAACTTCAATTATGTATGGAAATTTTAGACCTTGAGTCGGCTGATTTCATCCAGTATAAACCAGCTGAAACAAATTGGCCGAAGCCGGAAGAATTTGACGTCGTCAATGTACCTCGTGACCGTGAATGGTGGAAAACCAACCTACCAATTATGAGGGAATTTTGGGAAAAAGTTCTCTATTTTAGAGAACATTTAGATGAACTTCCCGTACCTAAGTTGAAGAAAACTCGCAAGAAAAAGGAAGTTGAACCTCTCATCTGCGAGATTGAACCAAATCCTGAAGAAGACTATTTCCATGAAGATTGAAGACCAATACAACCTTGCGAAGACTGGTCTGAACGGGCGTCTATTTGTACCCTATCAAAGGGAAGGTGTACTATGGATGCTTACTATGGAAAATCAGCAATCAGGACCCAAGGGGGGGTTTCTGTGTGACGAAATGGGTCTGGGTAAGACTGTGCAGTTGGTTTCCACTATGCTTGGAAACCCTCAAAAACGTACACTCATCATCGTACCCAAATCTATTATCACCCAATGGGTTGAAGAGATCAACAGATTTGCACCGTCTCTTTCCATCAATGTATTTGATGGACCAGACAGGAAATTTGTGGATGCGGATATTACTATCGCGCCTTATACTCTCCTGACTGTGAAAGGTCAAACCTCTGAGGTAAAGACACCTCTTCACAAGATCTTATGGGATAGGGTCATTTTGGATGAAGCCCATGAAATCCGCAACAAAAAATCAAAAATATTCAAAAGTGTCTGCCAACTTCATACACAAATCAAATGGATCGTGACTGGTACACCTGTTTTCAATTCAATGGAGGATTTTGTATCACTTTGCACCTTTCTAGGATTATCGAAATCTTTGGTTCAAGGAATGTCTAACAAGATCAAAGACATTTACATATTGAGGAGAACGAAGGATGATCTCTGTGACCGCCTTCAACTCCCACCTTGTTATTTCGAAAATGTTGAATTGGATATGTATCAGGACGAAAAACAACTCTATGAGATGGTATTTCTTGAGGCACAGGATACTATCCGCGAAACGTTTAAATACGCGCAAAGTTTGAACGCGAAAAACATGGTTATTTTGGAATGTCTTCTTCGTGCGAGACAGTGCATGATTTGGCCTCAGATGTACCTAGATGGTGTTGCAAAACAAACGAAGGTTCAGGGAGAAAAATGGGTTGGTCGTTCTCATAAAATGGAGACACTTTTCAGGATGATTAAAGAACACCCGGATGAAAAGTCTCTGATCTTTTGTCAGTTCAGAGGTGAAATGGACCATATTCAGAAAAATATGGAATGCCCCGTCTACCGCATCGATGGTTCAGTTAACAAGGATGACAGGGTGAAGCAACTATCAGAATTCAAAAGTGCTCCACCAGGTGCGGTATTCATCATCCAGATCAAAGCTGGGGGGCAGGGACTGAATCTTCAGGAAGCAACTCGGGTATATATCACTGGTCCATCTTGGAATCCGGCAACTGAACTCCAAGCTATTGGTCGAAGTCACAGGAGCGGGCAAACACGACCAGTTTACGTGAAAAAATTGGTATATAAGGAATGCCCGCGTTTTGTGAGTGTCGAACAAGAAATGATGGCACTTCAAGGACATAAATCGATTGTGTGTTCTAAAGTTTTGAATGATGAACGAATTGAGAACCAGATTCCTGTCAACAGAACTTCAGATAAAATTTCAATTATGGATATCAAAAAAATTTTCAAAGCCTAATATAAATGACTGTTGGTACACGCGCTGAAGTTTTCCATGGTAACGCTGATAAAACACCCGGAGGTCTCTCCAAAAAAGATTTGATCATGAAAGAAGGTCATATCGTATCCAAGGCGGCCAGCAAGGCTGCTCTCGCACGTATGAAGAAGGAAGGTAAGAAGGCGATGGTGAAGGTTTTCAAACCCAAGAAGAGTGGGTTCAAACTCCAGCCCAAGACTGGTACAAAGGAGTACGAGAAAAAGATCGCTAAGATGCAGTAAAATTTTGTAGATATAAGGTAAGAATGTCTCTCAAAAGCTGGGAAGACTCTGTGAAAGTCGCTAAAATTAGACTAGGTTTGGACCCTACGGAATTTATCAGGATTCAAGGTAAATTACTCAAGGAGGCTCAGACGATATATCGTATTTTAATGTTGAATAAAAAAAATATTGTTAAAAAGTAATAATGGCGACAAACCAAGGTCAAGTACCAAATAACACGAAAAACAATAATGGTAGTAAATTGGTGAACGCCTTGACTCGAACACCTAACAATGGTGGGAGCAATCTCAACAGAGGAAAAGCTGGTAATTCGAACATGGCCAAGGCGCGGGGTAAATCCCTCGCGGAACAAGCGCAGTCACAAGGTTATGCGATGGCTCAAAAGGCGCACGAACAGGCGCTCGCTATGGTTCAGCAGGCCCAGGGACAGGCACTCGAAAAGGCGAAACAAGTTGCTATCAGTAGGGGTCTGCAGTTCAATGCGAATGTTCCAACTAATTATTTGGATGGTCAGGGTCGACGTATCATGCAGGGTGCCAATGGTGGTACATACGTAAATACCTCGAGTGGACGCAACTATAAACCTACACCATCATTTCTTAACCAGATGGGAACTAACATAGTTTCTCCAATGAAGAAGTGATAAAAAAATATAAGTATACAGTACAATAATATAATGGGCTTTGGTGCTATGGCGAAAATGGCCTTGAAGGCCGCCGCGAAAGAAGCAAAGGGTGTTGCGAAAAATATGGCCAGGAATGCAGCCGGTGAGTTGAAGGCTGCAGCCAAGGCGAAGGGTCAGCAGATGACTCAAAATGCGATCAAATTCGGTACCGCTAAGTTGAACTCAGCACAAGCGAACGCCGCGAAAAAGATGGGTGCCATGGCTGTAGGTGTACAGGCTGGTGCCCCAGTGATGGTAGGTCCACGTGGTGGAAACTTCAGAATGAACGCTCGGGGTCAGCGTCTTCCTATGCTTGCTTAATTAGGTAGCACAAATTGAAAACCCTTTAAATTTTGAGGCTCGTAAACAACGAGCTGATACAACTTCCAAGTACAACCAAACATCCTATTCAAGAAATACACGCTATTGAGTTCAGCAATAGCATGACCCGAATTCCTTGCATAGAGACCATTTGTGACGTCATCCTTAATCGGATTTTTATCGGAATTATAGACCGTAGCCTTAATATTGTCATTCATATCAGTATCAACCTTCACCCTAAACTTTGGTTCACGTTCAGCTGACATTTTTAGGTTCGAATTAAACATTGGAATCAGTTCCTCCTTACTCATGGGTTTGCCGAAGATAGTTACACTTTGTTCGACTACAGAATCAATTATCATGTCTTCAATCGTTCTTACCGAATCGTAAAACTTCTTCATGTAACTCTCATCTTCATCATACCCTTTGACGGCGAAATCGATATTGTACTTTGTCTGCCCGACTTCCGGTGTAAAACCAGAAACACCGAAGGGCATATACATACGCGGAAATTGCATACGAAATGGTGTCCCTTGTTTTGTAGTGACTACGATTTTTCGGTTATTAAATTCATTGATTTGAATATTGTTAATTACGTTGTCCATGGCTTTCTATTCCTTTTACAATTATAAACTTTAAGCCGAGCACGCCACACAATCTGGTTCCAAACTAAACTGGATTGGTCGAGCTTTGGCCTTACTTCTCAAATAATACATACCAGTCTTAAGACCAGATTTCCATGCGTACATATGCATTGAAGAAAGCTTTGACATAGTTGGACTCTCTATGAAAAGATTCATAGATTGAGATTGATCGATAAAGTGACCCCTGTCTGCTGCCATGTCAATAATGCATTTCTGACTGATCTCCCAAACAGTTTTGTATAGAATCTTAATATCATCAGGGATGTCTACAATATTCTGAATTGATCCACCAGCTTTAACCATCAGGTCCTTCATCTCCTTAGACCACAAACCACGTTTCTTGAGATCATTGACAAGATGGTTATTTACTACCACGAATTCACCTGCGATGGTTCGTCGTAAATAGATGTTAGTCGTGTAAGGTTCAAAACACTCGTTATTACCCAAAATTTGAGCTGTAGAGGCGGTAGGCATGGGAGCCAGAAGAAGACTGTTACGAAGACCCTTTGTTTTTACGCGTTCACGCATTGCATCCCAATCATATCGCCCACTGAACTTCGTTTCACCTTCCCACATGTCCGGTTGAAGGATACCCTCGGATGCAGGAGAACCATTAAATGTTTCATACGAACCATCAATTTCAGCTAGTTCCGAACTGGATTCTAGGGCAGCGTGATAAATTGTCTCAAAGATGTGAGCATTCATCAATCGTGACTCTTCGCAATCAAACGGGAGGCCACACAATATGAATACGTCCGCAAGTCCCTGTACCCCTAGACCGATAGGTCTATGTCTCATATTGGAACGTTTTGCTGTTTCAACGGGATAGAAGTTTCTATCAATTACACGGTTGAGATTCTTTGTAACAATTTTAGTTACTTCATGAAGTTTTTCGTAATCAAATTTCTTCGTCTCCTTGTTTACATATTTGGGTAATGCGATAGACGCCAGATTACAAACCGCTGTTTCGTCCTTGTTTGTGTACTCAATAATTTCAGTACACAGGTTAGAACTCTTGATGACACCCAAATTCTTTTGGTTACTCTTAGAGTTACATGCATCTTTGTAAAGCATATACGGTGTACCCGTCTCAGTTTGAGACTTGAGAATCGCTTTCCATACATCTGCCGCGGGGACGGTAACATTCGCGAGTCCTTCCTCTTCGTATTTGGTGTAGAGATCTTCGAATTCTTTACCATAGACATCTGATAGACCCTTTGCCTTGTTAGGGCAAAACAGGGACCATTTACCACCTTCTTCGACCCGTTTCATGAACAGATCAGGAATCCACATAGCCGAGAAAAGGTCACGGCAACGAGCTTCTTCATCACCTTGGTTAAGACGGAGTTCGAGGAAATCCATGATATCTGCATGCCATGGTTCAATATACACAGCGATAGATCCTTTGCGACGACCAGCCTGGTTCACATAACGAGCTGTGGCATTGAATACACGAAGCATTGGGATAATACCATCCGATTGACCGTTTGTACCCTGAATACGAGACTTATTGGAACGGATATCGTGGATATGCATACCGATTCCACCCGCCCATTTGCTAATCTGGGCGCACTCTGTTAGTGTTCCATAGATGCCATCAATGGAATCTTCCTTGTTTGCAATCAAAAAACAAGAGGACATTTGTGGACGTGGTGTTCCAGCATTAAATAAGGTAGGTGTAGCATGGATGAAAAGACCTTGGGACATTTTATCATAGGTTTCCAAAACAGAGGGGACATCTTTACCGTGAATACCAATAGCTACCCGCATAAACAAGTATTGGGGTGTTTCTACCAACCTCCCATCAACGCGCTGAAGATATCCCTTCTCGAGTGTTTTTATACCAAAATAACCAAAATCAAAATCCCGATCAGTATTGATATCATCCTTTACTTTAAAAGCGACATCTGATACTTCTTCGGTAATAATACCGGCTTTTAGAAGCTTTCTCATCGCGAGATGAAAGTTATTGGGACATACCTTCTGAATGTTACTCGCAACAATACGGGTGGCGAGGATTTCGTAGTCCGGATCAGATGTGATCATTCCGATACAAATCTCTGCAGAGAGAGTATCAATTTCTTGGGCGGTAATTTGGTCGTACATGGAAGAGAATACCTGTTGAGCAACCTTGCTAGAGTCGCAGTTCTCAGAAAGTCCATACGTTAAATTCTTGATCCTATTGGTGACATTATCAAATTTCATATCCTCAATACGACCTGAGCGTTTAATCACCCTCATATACTTTCTTTTCCAATTTTATTTTTAACTTACTTCTTCAAATTTAAGTCGGCACTTCGAACAGTGGCTGTTCCAAGTGTTTCCATCCGGCGGTCGGGCTGGAGGAGATAGGTATTCACGTAGAATGGTCCATCCTCACCAGCCTTGGTGACTGGGGCGTACGACCCAACGAAACAGGAGGGGGCGCTGCATGAAATTGTATCAACCGAGTTGGGACCATTGGCATAAGCTTCATTAAAGTCCGAGTAGTTCATCATTTAATATTTACATAGTTTTTTTTTCCAGGTGTATATTAAATGAGTAATCTCCACCTGAATTCTGTCAAACAGTGTGAGACTCCATTGAATTCACTCTTCTTTTCTGAATTTAACAAAAATATTCTTCAGCGTGGAATTCGTCAGGCGTTTAAGGATCGTACTGGTATATCGATTGATTACCAGAATCCTGATGATTTGTACGGAATCATGCGCGTAGTATTCATCAACAATTCCGGTAACCACCATAAGGCGGTCAACACACAGGTAAAGGCTATGAACGCTCGTGTTATCGAGACTGCTTTATCCCAAATTCAGACGGGTGTTTCTCAATACATTGCGTATGTGAGTGAAATTGACACAACAAGGAATATCATGGATAAACCCGTAAATACGAGTACGGTTGGAAAGAAGTTGCCATACAACAATAAAATTGGGTTGTAAATTAACTATATTAAAGTTACAATCACCCTCTTGGATAAGTATGAGTCTGAACTATTACAAGAATGAAACGGAAAAGGTGTGTAAATCAAAGGGGTGGGATAGAGCACCAATAGACACTGTATGGCTTCTCCTGTCTGAAGAAGTAGGTGAACTTGCATCGGCTATCAGACAGTATAAGAAAATGTATAAGAAAACAAATTTGAAGAAGGATCGAGGTACAGATGTGATGATGGAGATGGGGGATGTATTTAGTTATTTGTTTCAACTCGCGCATATGTTAAATGTTGATCTCGATCAGATGTGGCAAGTACATCGATTCAAAATGAACGATAAGAAATATAATCTGAACTAATAGTAATTATGAGTAAGTTTATGCTCAGTGACGATGATTCTATAAATGATGTCAATCCATTTGTCAAACACGATTTTTCCCTTCCAGGAAGTGTGGGACAGACAGCTGCTTTTGATAATTTTACGAAATCCTCTACAGGAGGGGGTAATTTTGACACGGATGAGAGTGTATACTGTAGTTTCGGGTTGTGTGAAACTCAAGAAAAACCAACGACTGTATTCAGTGCTATTCATCCCCGAAGGAATATTGACACCGGTTTTACATGTGATTCATCTGAAAAGGTTAAAGTTGGTGTTGCGAAGGAAGAGAAAATTCCATATTTTGGTATGTTTCTAGGTGTTGTTTTTATAAGTCTTGTTGTATCATACGCAAGACAGTAAAAAAATATTCAAGCCTATCTAATTTAATACAACCCTCAATACAATGAGGTAATTGTTTCTTACAAAACTTAATAATAAACTCTCTCTGCCAAGCACTTTTCATATTAATAATGGGTGGCTGGAAGCTGGGATCTAGAATTTTACTTGCATGTGCGAGACGAACGTATGTCTTAACGGTCTGCTTAGATGATAGAATGACGTCAAGAGCCAATTCAGCCATTCGCTGTCTAACCTCGATAGTCTTAGAAACCATAATATCTAGGAATTTTAGGTAAGGAATCGAGTGTTTCTTTGCTTCAAAAACAGTCCAATCCGCCAGGGGTTCGGTATTCATGTAGTCAGTGAATGTCTGGTAGCCTTGTCCACGAACGTACATATCGTAGACGATTTCCACGTAAGTGAGATCCGATTCAACATCATGTACGACTTTTGCATATTTAAAGAAGGCAGACATCTAGCGATATAAAGGATTTATTCTTTAAACACCTAAGTTGCATCACACCGTCTTATATTGTATGGCCCAAAATGTACTCTACTATTGCAAACAACTCATTCTCCTATCTTCTTAGTATTAACGAGTTTAGGAATGAATTACCCGAAGATATAAGACCTTCATGGATAAAAATTACAACCATTACGATGGTTTCCAACTTTCTTCAAAACATTGACATCAAACGCCTTCGAGCTATTTTTGAAGACATTGGCATATACAGGATGAAGCGCGCTGGTTCAAATACCAGTGGTTTTGAATGGAAATTGAAACCTACAACTTTTTACAATCAAGTTACATTGACTTACCACGACACTTACAGTACTAAATCTGTAAAAGTCTTCCCAAATGGTAGTATTCAAGTCGCTGGGTGTTGTGATCTCTTTGATTGCAAACGCATTATTACCCAACTTATTCATATTTTCAAGGTTTTTCTTGATATGGATGTTAAAGTAACTAGTGACACTTTCAGGGTTGTGATGATCAATTCAAACTTCAGTCTCAACTATAACATCAACCTTATGAAAGTTTCAGACTGGTTTGAGCGATACAATGATATCTTCAAAGTATCGTTTGAACCCGACAGATATTCAGCAGTGAAGATCAAGTTTAAACCGGCACATGAGATGAAAGAAATCACTTGCAGTATCTTCAGTACCGGTAAAATCATCATCACAGGGGCGGAAACACTGAAAGAAATTGCATTTGCTTATAACATTATTAACCAACACATCAATGAAAATCCTTCTATTCGGGTATCCCGTACAGAAGACACTGATGTATTCGATATTTTCCTTGGATACAGATGTGATCCATTTGTAAAACACTTGAAAGAAAATGGATTTCAATCTTGGATAAAAACGATTACGAACAGACAAATTAATTTCTAATTTTATAGTAATAAAGATGTCGCAACGACTTGGTATGGCCGATGGACGTTGTTTCACAATCAATACGTCAGCGCAATTATTCAACAACTATGTGATGAAGCAGAATGGTATCAGTTTTGAAGATAACTATTCTTACAGGCAATTGCTCCAGAAGCAGGGACCCCAGCTCATGTCAAAGGTTCAAGAGGAACAGGGAAGAGAAAATTGTAAAAATTGTGACAAACCTTTGGTTGTTGCAGCCGATATTTACTAACTGAGCTAAATTCCAAAAAAAACTTTACACCCATATTCTAGAATGTCTACGTGTTCTATATGTCTAAATGAAGTCAGGTCAACAAGGATTAATCCCCCGATCCGATGTGGACATATATTTCATACCCATTGTCTAGAAAAATGGAAAGCACAAGGTAAGTACACGTGTCCCACCTGTAGAAAGGTATTTGACGTCTCACAGTTCAAAGTTGATGTTACTATACATAACAATTATACACAAGTTTCTAACATTGTTTCTTTGAACGAAGAATCAATCCTAGATGTACTAGATATGTTTGATATATCATTTGAAGCACAAAACACATTAGATTTAAACAGTATTCTATCAGATCTTGGGATATCCCTTTCCGACTTTGACCCCACTATCCTTGACGCAGAATGAACTGCAGTACTGGTCATAGTTTAACTCTTTATACTTTCTAGAAGCGGTTCGAGGATCCTTGATTGCCTTCCCATTCGCATCCCCTAGTAGTGGGCCAGTAGCCCAGCCACGCTTGTGACTAAAGACGTTAGCTTTGAATACAATACGCTTTCCAACTATGAATCTACCACCATTTTTAACTCTAGATTCCGGGATCTTAAAAAACGAAGCAACGGACTTAATCGTATCACCAGGTTTAATTTTATATTCAATGACGCCATGTTGCTTGTAAAAGTGAAAATCACCTTGTCGAATATAACCCGTACCTCGCCCAGAAGAAACAAACATCATCATTTTAAAGTACCCCTTTTTACACTTCTTGTCACCATCAACCTTATAGACCGTTTTGGGGTTATCAGAAATAACGCGCCTAGGGAGATCCTTGCAAGTGGTGTAATCATGTTTGATATTAGATAACCCAGAGCGGTCACCTGGTATAGATTTTTGCCAGCGATACGCTTCATAGTCACCTATAGCATATGCGTAACAATTGTTATTGGGTATACCTTTGTCTGAAGACCACCGACGGTTTGTGAATTTGTTTTCAGCCCCACTCAATGGAAGTTCCTTGATTTTAGGCTTCGCCTTGGGTTTAGGTTTAGGTTTGGGTTTCACCGAAGGTTGATTAGTCTTTGACATCTATAGTCTACTTAGAAAAAAATGTCAGTAAGTAGTAAATGTTTGCCAACCTTCTTAAGTCCGAAAATAAGTCTGATGCTATCAGGGAACTTCTCATCTTTGTGCTGTCGATTCTCATCAGCACCTTCATCCTCCGCATCGTGTGGAACAGCTCCCTCGTGAAGCACATCACCGTACTCAAGCCTATCAACAGCATGCTTGATGCGTTCATCCTTTCGATTTCCATCAGGGTAATCTCTGGTCTTGATCGTTAAACTTCTGTATAACCGACAGATTTGTTACCATCTGGGTGAAGAATGGTTGGAAACCCACTAACACCAGTACACTCGTTTTGAGTGCAATCGATAAATTCAAACTGTTTACCAGTTTTTTTCATATACTCTAACTGCTTACGACACCATTCACAATCATTGGTCCCGTAAACAGTCCATTTTTCAGTAGAAATGACCGCAGTAGCAGGTTTCTTACCCAGCTCGATCAGAATGTAGACATTTATAATGATAAGTAGAACCGCCAGTATCATTTATAATACTTAATTATTTAATTTTCGTAAATCCCTAATCATCGAATCAGTCATTGCATAGTTTTTTGCGTTCAACTTCCTTTTTAGCTGCAACTTGGCAACCTCACCCACTGCAACGACAGCCGTTGCAGTCGCGCTACTAATATCCCTATTACGCGCGGCTCTATTTTTAGCTAGGGCTTTCTCATACCAAGCCTTAGACTTGTACATATGTTCTTTACCCTTCATATTGGTAAACATATATAAGTCCACGATCTCCTTCTCTTTAACGGGAGCTTTGGGGGTAAGCTTCTTAACGACGACACCCGGCTTCCTCAAAGGTTGTACGACTTTCTTCTTTTCTCTACCCGCTTTCATAACAGCAATTGCACGCGCCATGGCATTCGCTTGATTAACGGGTTCTTTTGGTTTGGTGACAATAACCAGAGGTGCGGGTTTTGGTCTACGGACAACCCGTTTGACAATTTTGTTTACTTGACTCTCACCCGTGAAGAAGGGTTTAGATAAAACCTGTTCGAAACTGGGTAAACTTTTATTATGGTTAGCATCCATGTTCGGCCCGAGGCGGTACTGTGTCACGTATTTATTCGCCATACCACGATGCCCCTCGGGGATAATGGATTTGATAAATTCAAATACTTGACGCTCTTCCGTATTTTGTGGATCTTTGACTAACGTGAAAATAGTATTCAAAAATAGATGAAGGTCATATAGATGGTGGGACTTTCTCGAAATCCCTACAGATTTGAGACCACCATCATTAATAGCAGGATTTGCTAGTTTAGGGAAGAGGGATAGACCGAAATCAATCATGACGGCCTCAACACCACCATTCGAGATAGTATAGGTTTTGTTTAACAATTTCACCTCAATTTTCTTGACAGGAACGGATCTAACCAAAATATTAGATCTATGAAGATCGTGGTGTCTAAATCCCGGGAACTTCTTTTTAATTCTATAGAGATTATACAAAATCTGGGTCATGACAGATTTAATCTCATTTATTGAAGGTTTTGTTTTCCACCATTTATGTAATTCATCACCTTTTACATATTCAAGATAAAGAATATCCATACCCTTGCATTTTTTGTAAAGATACATGTCGGGAACACCGTAACCTTTCAGCTTTTTCGCAACTTTATATTCAAACGCAGCCATACCCAAATCATTCTTTTTGGTATCTATTTCTTTGTATGCAACATATCTACGACCGTTATCATTGACGCTCCCACGGTACACCTTACCATACAAGCCTTCACCAAGTACCTTACCCTTCCCAGGTTTCATTTCTTGTGGGAGATTTTTACGGAATTTAGGGACTTTCAAATAGTCACCTGGATTACATGCTTTTTTACCTCGTAAAATTTTTTTGAGGTTGCTCTCGAGGTTCGACATGCTTAGTATATACGGAGAATTTATTCGTAAGATATAAAAGTATCTTACCAATAAGGATTTTTTTATGTTTACATACAGTATATAATGATGAAGTTAAACCGATTCGCGATTATACAACTTATATTCGTTGCAACCCTGGTAACTACTGCCTACCACTTTGGTCGGATACAATCTATGAT